GGACGCCGCACCGGCAGGATGACAACGCCATCAGCGTGACGTGGTGGGCCGGCTACGGGGCGAGCGGCTCGAGCGTCCCGGCGGCGATCCGGCACGCCATCTTGATGCTGGTGGGCCACTGGTACGAGTTCCGCACTAGCGTGCTCACCGGCAGTATTTCCAAGGAAGTTGAGTTTGGCGTCAAGTCCCTGCTCGACTCGCAACGCTGGGGCTCCTACCGATGATCGACGCCGGCAAGCTCCGCGAGCGTGTCACGGTGCAGATTGCCAGCGGTGCAACCAACACGCTTGGCGAGACTGTCCTTTCGTGGAGCAACTCGTCGGCCGTGTGGGCCAGCGTGGAAGGCGTCTCGGCCCGCGAGGCCATGCTTGCTGGCCAAGAGCAGACGCAGTTGACGCACCGAGTGCGGCTGCGATACCTGCCGGGCCTGACGCAGTCCATGCGGTTCTCGTGGCGCAGCCGCACGCTGGAGATCGTCAGCCTGCTCGAGCATGGCAACCGCAGCGAGCACGAAGCCGTCTGTTCGGAGCGTACCGATGGCTGAGACGGTCGGCATCCGCATCACGATGAACGTGCCTGGGCTTGAGCGTCTGCGGGCGGCGTTTGAGGGGTTGCCGAAAACCCTTGCCGCCAAGCACATGGCCGCCGGCCTGAAGCGTGCGGCAGAGCAAGGCGGGACGCTGGCGGCCCTAAAGGCAAACACGCCGAAAGGCGAGACAGGCAATCTTCGCCGATCCATTGCCGTCAAAACCAAGAAGTACCCACGCACGGGCGTTGGCATTGCCATCCTGGGCTACAAGAGCGGCCGCAAGATGAACGAGCCGTATGACAACACCAAGCTCGGCTACCACCAGGGGCTGGTTGAGTTCGGCACCAAGGAGCGGTTCAGGAAAACAAAGGACGGACGCCTAGTCTCGACCGGGAAGATGCCGGTGGGCGGGCGGTTCGGTCGGCCGCCAGTGCGTTCTGCGTGGGAGCAAACCCGCAGCAACGTTGAAGGGATGCTTGTTGCCGAGATGGAAAAGGCATTCAACGCTGCCGTCAAAGAACTGGCGTTCCAGAGCATCGCTAGGGGGCCGCTATGAAGTCTCCAGAGTTCGTTCTTCGCACGGCCCTCGTCAACGCCACGGCTGTGAACTCGCTCATCAGCGGTCGCATATACCCGCTGCGGTACGTGGGGCCGCAGAAGATCGCCTACCCGCTGCTCATCTGGCGGCGGGCCAGGATTGAGCGTCAGCAGGCGTTCAATGCCCCGGTCGGTGTGCCGCGGGTAACGATGGAGCTTTTCGCCTATGGCGAAACGTACGAGTCTGCACGGGACTTGGCCGACAAGTGCCGGGTCGTTCTGGATGGCTACGGCGGCACCCTTGACAATACGGAAGTGAAGCAGACGGCCCTCATTGACGAGGCCGATGACTTGGTGGAAGTCGAGGGTGCTGAGTCGCCCCTCTACTTGGTGAAACAGACCTACGACATCTGGTGGCAGGAGACATAGTCAGCCATGGCAACCACGCCTCATGATTCGACTGGCACGAGCTTTTCGTTCCCCGGTTTCACCGGCTCGATCACTGGCCTGACGTGGACCGTGGCCGACAACGCCGGCCAGGACAACATCGACATCTCGCACCTCGGCCAGACCACCGGGGCCACCGTGCTGACTCAGTCCCGCCCGCTCAAGGGCACTGCCGGCGACACCGGCAAGACCGTGAGCATTGAGTTCATCGGAACCGGGATGCTCGCTCAGGGTGCCACTGGCACGCTCAGCGTCAGCGGCCCGATCTCGATCAGCGGCGGTGCGACGTGCAACAGCTGCACGATCACGCTGGCCGTCAACGACGTGGTCAAGGGCTCGGCCGAGTTCCAGTACAGCTGAGCCACGGAGGGGTCCGTGGCCACGTACAGCACTGGGATCACGGCGACCTTCGGCAGCACTACGTTCACCGAGGTCACGGACCTTGCGTGGACGTATGGCGGTTCTCTGCCGCGAGGCCGCAGCGTCATCTGGACAGACGATGTCGGCAGCGTGTCTCTCACCTGCCTCGGCTCGGCTGGCGTTTCGACTGCCAGTTATGGCGTTCGTAACGACCTGACCATCAGCGGCGGCGGTGCGAACTTGACGTGCAAGGCAGTCTATGAGGGCTTGAGCGTCTCGCCTGAGTTGAACGGCGTGACCCGTTACACCGTGACGTTCAAGATTCTCGACGGGTGAAACCAATGGCATTGACGAAAGAACAGATCCTGGCGGCGGATGACATGGGTCTCATGGAGATCAAGGTGCCCGAGTGGGGCGGCTCCGTGTTCTGCCGCGTCATGTCCTGCGGCGAGCGTGACGCCTACGAAAACGACTGGGTGCTCAACAAGAACAAAGGCGTGGAGAACTTCCGCACCAAGTTCTTGGCGAAGTGCTTGTGCGACGAGAATGGGGAACTGCTCTTTCCCGGCGACGAAGGCGTGCAGGCATTGGCGAAGAAGTCGAGTAAGGTGCTCGGCCGCATCTGGACGCAGGCCATGGAGCACAACGCTCTTACCGACAAAGACGTGGAGGAACTCGCAAAAAACTAGCCATCCGCCCGACGAAGCGATTCATATTTCGTCTGGCGGGTTTCCTTGGCATGACGGTCAAGCAGTTGATGCGGGACATGGATTCCCGCGAACTCAGCGAATGGATGGCGTACCACCGCTTCTATTCGCCGCTGCCTGACACCTGGCGGGAAACCGGATTGCTGGCTAGTGCGGCACTGGCTCCATATTGCCAGCGAGGCAAGACGCCGAAGGCGGAAGATTTCGTACCGATTGAAAAGGCACCGCAGCATGACCTTCAACTGCTCGAGCAGCTGGAGGGACTGAAGCAAGCAATGGGCAAGTAATGGCGACGCAGATTGGACTTGGCGTGCGGTTCACGGCAAATGCCAGTGGCATGACCAAGGGTCTGTCGCAGGTGGATCGCCAACTGCAACGGCTCGGGCAGCAGGCCAGCGGTGCGGCGTCTCTGTTCGACTCGTTCACTCGTTCCAGCGAGGCGGCGGTTGCGGCCCAGCAGAAGGTTGCCACCGACCTAGCGTTTCTGAATAGTGCATTCCGCACAGGCCAAGTCTCGGCAGAGCAGTACGCCGCTGAACTCAAGGCAATCGTGAACGACGCCAACGCTTCGGCTGCGGCGTTTGCAGAGGGAGCCAAGGTCACGCAACAGGTGGCGACTGCCGAGGAGAAGCGGGCCGCCACGCTCGCCAGGCTGAGCGAACTGTTGCAGCAGGGTGCAATCTCACAGCAAACGTACGAGCGAGCAGCAGCCGACGCGAGTGGTGCCAATGCGGCCGCCGCAAAGGCAGAGGCAGACCGTGCAAGTGCATTGGCACGGGCCGCCCAGATCACGCAAGCCAACCTGTCGCCGCAGCAGAAATACGACCAAGAGGTGCTTGAGCTGAACCAGCACCTAGCGGCAGGCAGAATCACGCAGGACACGTACAACGCTGCCCTGCAGCGGTCGGCTCAGGGTTTTGCCAAGGCAACGGTGGCCGCAGCCAGATACGACGCCGCTGCGGACGCGGCAGGCAGTGGCAACACGCTGGCGTTCAACGAATTGACCGGCCTGCTGTCTGCACTGCCCGGCCCTATCGGCAACGTGGCTGGCCGGCTGTCTGGTCTGTCATCTGCGGCCGAGGGGCTCAATCGTGTCTTCTCTGGGGCCGGTGGAGGTTTGCAGGCATTCGCCGGGCAGATCGCCACGCTGGTCAATCCGACAACGCTGGCCATCGGTGCGTTCACCGCGTTCACGGCGGCTGGCGTGGCGGTTGCCAAGAACCTCGTCGCACTGGAAGGCGAAGTCGAGCGGCTCGGGCAGTTGGCTGAACGTGTCGGAGTTTCGTTCCAGTTCATACAGGTGCTAGACGCCGCAGCCAAGGCGTCGGGCTCAAGCGTTGAGTCGCTGGGCGGTGCGTTCAACAAGTTCCTGCGGTCGCTCGGAGACGCTCGGAACGGCTCCAAGGCTGCGGCGGATGCGTTCCGCACGC